GTTGCAATAACATTGAATCCTTGAGCGGGTTTTACATATTTACCAATCTTCTTCAAGAAAACACCCTTGCCCTCAAGAACAGACTGCAGACAGAGGATTTTGTTGGACGCAAGGTCAATCTCATCTAGAAGAAGGACAGCTCCCCTCTCCAGAGCTTCGATGACAGGACCATTGTGCCACACAGTATCACCATTGACGAGACGGAAACCGCCAATAAGATCATCTTCGTCCGTTTCGATGGTGATGTTGACACGAATCAACTCCCGCTTCGCTGCAGCACAAGCCTGCTCAACGGACATGGTTTTACCATTGCCAGAGAGACCCGTAATGAAGATTGGATAGAACTGACGAGACTGGACAACTTTGCGAACAGACTGAAAATTACCAAACTGGACGTAGGAATCATCTTTCTCAGGAATGTAGTTTACAGAAGAAACAGCAGAGGGTGCTTCATATGCCTGCTCAATTTCTTGAACAGTCAAGTTCCACTTACCCCTGCTAGATTTATAAGAGTCAAGGCGCTTACAAGCAGTAGCGTAAGATACACCAAAGTGATCTGCTGCATTACGAACCTGAACAACATCAACTTCAGGACCGTGCAACTCAGTCAGATGGTCAACCAGGTTTGCAGTGGTCAGTTCAGACTTGCGGGGCATTGCTCTCCTCTTGATTACCTAGTAATTATAGCAGAAAACCTGCCCCGTGGGACAGGTCTAGGACAGTTATTTAGGTGAACACTGCTGTCACACCCATGACTTGTGCTCCTGGGTTTCGTGCCAGGGCAATCTCTCTAGCGTGCTGGTAGTCTCTAGCAATGACAAATTCATCAAAGACTTTGCCAGCAATATACAGTTGAACTTTACACTTCATGCGATTTGCTCAATGAATGCATTGAGGATAGTTTTGTTTGTCATCTTAGAACCCATGTGCTTTTTGAATGCACGAGTTAGTTCTGCTTTAGTAGCAACTTCTTTCTTCTGCTTAACCTCAATATCTTGAGTGCCAGTTCCGATACCTTGATTGGGCATATAGAAAGACTCACTAAATCCTGCTTTGTTCCTGATAGAAGCGAAGCGTTCTTTCCTCCATTGCTTGTCAATGACATCAAACTCATCGTTAGCAAACTCACGAACAAGACGAGTCAGTTCTACTTTGGAGCAGATACGAATACCAACCCAGTTGTAGTCAGTGATTTCGCGATAGAAGGATACAATTTCCTTGGTAGTTTCATAAGGATGATGCGAGATCTTACGAGTGTATCCAGTTTTAGGATCACGAAGGAAGAACACTTTGCGACGAGCATGACACAAATAAGTGTAACGAAGTTCCTTGTCAGAGTAACGATAATCATCAGGAATGCGTTGAACATAACTCATCGGGTTTGCTTCACCGTCAGTCAAACAAATCACATTGACTTTGCTGACTCGCTCAACCTTCTTCATCTGAGCAACAATCTGACGAGTGCAATAGACTGCCTCAGCAAGAGGAGTGCCACCCAAATTATATTCTGGGAGACAACCCAAACGCCAACCATTCATAGCAAACACTTGACAGTAAACCAGTTGCATAGACTTCTCTAGAGACTTTGCATTCTGACGAGAAGAGAAAAACTCAAGCAAACGGAAGTCACGAGAAAGACCTAGTTCGTTTTCTTTCTGAGTAATTTCTTCGCTATAACGGTCTTCATAACCGTATCCAGATTGGAAAGCATATACTCGGAAAGGAATACCTGCTTTCTTGCAGAACCAAACCAGGTTATAAACTTGCTTTAGAGTATCAAGCAACTGATGTTGCATAGAACCAGACCAGTCAAGGTGCATCACGAGACCATGATTTTTACCTTCGGGAATGACAGTGACTTTCTTAAAAATGTCTTCCGTCAGTTTGTATTTAAACAGTTTATTTGTGTCAAGAACACCAGTCTTAGAAGTTGCTGCTCGCTTGTATTCGTCAGCAGACTTCTTCATTTCAAACTGTTTGCACAGGTAGTTAACAGTCTTCTGAGTATCTTTCTTGAAAGTATTGTAATGGTTTACGGCATACTGAAGATTGTTAAAGTAATACTCTTGGTCATCTTGTGATGGGAATGCACGACCATAGAAGTGAAAGTTCAGTTTCTCTTGGACAACATTGAAAGGAACGATGTATTCATCAACATTAATATCAGGTGTGGTCAGATACACCCATTCCTTAGCGTGGTCATCAACCAGAGTCTCAAGTGCCTGAGCAAGTGCTTCGTCAGTTACAGACTCGGTTTCGTCAACATCTCCACCACCTTGATATGAAGGAACATCCAGTTGAGCAGAGTCACTATCTTCATTTTCAGACTCACGCTTTTCTGCTTCTTCAAGCATTTCTTCATGAGTCATTTCATCACCTTCTTGCGAAGAAGGATTCACTTCTTCTTCACGGTCTGCTTGCTTTTCACCGTTCTCAGAGGGTGGCATTGCCATTGCCTCTTTTTCTTCCTGCTTCTGATTAGCATACTCCCAAAGTTCTTTGGCGAGTGCAACGACATCAGCGAACGTTTTAGTTTTAGATGCTCGCTGCACCCAAACTATCTCATCATCAGAAAAAGGAATTTGGGCATTTCCTTTAAAGTAAAGATTGATACGGTCAATAAGTGAAAGTGATTGGGGATCATCATTCTTTACGCCAAAGAAATCTCTCTCCCACAGTTCGCGGTAACCTTCAAAGAAGGACTTGCGAAGACCAGGATAGGTCACCTTCATCATACGCTCAATGCGAGCATCCTCTAGGACATTGATAAATGCCTTTGAAGCACCGCTGTAGTCCTCGTTAGGGGTATACAGAGCGTGACCAACCTCATGCCCTACTAGAAGGTCATAGACGGTGTTAGAAGCATTCTTCCAAATAGGAAGGATCAAAACACGCTTATCTACGTCAAAGCAGGCAGTGCTCACCTTACGATGCTCCACAGTAAGATTCTCAGTTGCGAGCAGTTTGGCAAGCGTGCCTTTGACCTCTTGAGTGTTCATCCTTCTCCGTTGGTTACCTGCATATTATAGCAGGGTCTTAGGGCATTCGGCAACAGGTGGGACAGTTTTCACATCGTCCCAGTGCCGTATAGCGTTAGCAACGATGGCAACATTAGTGACCAAGTAACTAACAAAAATAAGGGTGCGTATGCGAGCAACAGTATCTGCCTCTCTATCATCTTTTCCACTTTTCTCTCCTAATGCTTTTGCCCAGATTCTCCAAGCACTCTTCCTTTTGCTCACAGAAACATTCCACTGTCGCTCATATATTTAAGAGTTTCTTTCAAACCACCGATGTGCTTGAATCCAATATTAACTTGAGGATATTCTGCTTCAGGACCAAACTCATTAATAAATCCCTTCTCGGAAAAGTGCTGGTTTAGTCTGTATACTTGAATATCAAAATTAAGTTTTTCTAGCAGGGTTTTAGCCCGTTCACATTCCTGATTACCGTTGCTGTAAATTACGCATGTGTTAGACATTTTTCTTTTTGTGATCGTACTCAATTACAATTTTTTTATGATGAGTAGTTCTATCAGAACATTCCATATATGATACTTTACCTTGCAAAAGATTCACAAGATTTTCAATAAGGGTTTTGGCAATAGTGCGATTAGTTGCTGTCCGCCAGTCTCCCTTAATCATAGGTTCATTTTCAGTCACGTTGCCTCCAATCGTCAATTTCTTCTTGAGTAGGAACTTTGATTCGGAAAGCAAGACCTTCCTCCTCAAACTCTTCATTCATTTTTTCGTATGTTTCTGGCGTGATCTTTTCAAATTCAGTCACGTTGCCTCCAATCATCAGGTTTGTCACGTTGAAACCAATCAACTATCTCATCAGCACCACTAAACCCCGTTCTGTGATTAGATGGGTCGGGGTCGCCTAGTCCCATCTTATTCATAAAATCATCCATACTGCCCTCCTCAATCCCATTAGATTGACGACGTGCTTTGTTTAACCAGTCTCTAGCAGTTGTATGAGCCTTGGCAAGTTTCTCTGCCCAGATCATGTCTTCTAATTTTACTTCTTCGTTGTTAGCAATCTTCTTACAGATGAACTCCAGTCGGAGTCTGTATTGAGTTGATAGCATGTTACTCCCGCAGTTTGGACTCTAGTTCATTCACCCTATTAAACTCAGCATATGCCGACTCCGACCTGTCCTCAAGGATACAGAGGATATCATTCATGATGATATCGTTGTCAACATAGTCATCTAAGTATTTGTCAATAGCTTCTTTGAGGTATCTATACCTGTGCCATTCTTGAGAATAGGGTTTATACATGATGAAATATGAAGATAAGATTATTTAGGACTCGTCAGACATTTTAGAAAAGTCGTTAACTTTTTCAAAACGTAAGGTCCTAAGAAACTTATCTACCAGTATATCACCTTTATGTGAAATAACAAATAGGTTTGTTCCGTTTCCAAGACTTCTTAAGATTGCCAACAGTTCACCAGTAGCAGATGCATCAAGAGAACTATCAAACACTTCATCGAGAATCAACAGGTTGGTAGCAACACTGTTCTTCATCCGAGCAACTTCACGCCAAGTGAATAGAAGTGCCAGGTCAATCTTTTGCTTTTCACCTTCAGAGAAGGATGCATAAGAGAACTCGTCACGGAAACGACTTTTGATAACTTCGTTGAACTCTTCATCCAAAGTAAAGTTGACAAAGAAGTCCATCGACTGCAGATACTTATTGATCAGTTGATTGAAGATGGGAATATACTTCTTAATGATTTGACTCTTAATACCAGAGTCCTTTAGAAGAGAAGCAACAACTTGAAACTCATCTAGTTGCTGACTAACGGCAGAACAATCTTTTTCGGTAGCACTAAATTCAGATTTGAATCCCTGTAAAATTTCTTTTTCTTGATCAATATTAGGAGTGCTTTGTTGTAGTTCGGTGATCTCTTTTGCAATCTGTAGATTCTCCATTTCAACACGAACAATCTCTCGTTCAAATGCAGTTGTATCACTACGAACTTCATACAGTTTAGAGGAAGTTTCTTCCATCTTGGTAACAACTTCCACTGCTTCTCCAATATCTTTAGTAAATTCGTCAATCTCAGTGGCAAGAAGTTTACCTGCTTTGGTCATCTTGGTGACTTTTTCTTGCTTGAATAATCCACCGATGTCTTGACTACAGGTAGGACATGTATCATGTTCTTTGAAGAACTTCAAATCCTTTGCAATCAGTTTCAGTTCAGACTTCTTATCTGCTTGACTCTGACGTAGTTTACGAACAAACTTTTTTTGAGGTTCAATGTCTCCCAGTTGTTCTTCCAAACAAAGAATTTCTTCTTTCTTCAGTTTGTGCTGTCCCTGCAGTTCACCGATACGCTCAACGTTCTTATTATACTTCTCTTGCTTTTCTTCCTGACGGTTCTGATTTACTTCCTTCAGAGAGTCAATCAGTTTCTGCTGACTATCAACTTTTTCCTTACTAAGTCGAAGCATGTGACCACAATCAGTGCTTCTACTTTGCGCTGAACGAATTCTATCTTTTAGCAGAGAATTCATATTGGAAAAAATATTTATGTCTAGAAGATCTTCAATAACTTCTCTTCTGTGCGCTGCTGTAAGTTGCATGAAAGGAACAAACGTGCTGCTACCAAGAATTACAACTTGAGTAAATGATTTGAAATTTAACTTAAGAACAGATTGCTCAAGATACTTTTGAGTATCTTTAGTTGCTGCATCCTGATCTACTAGTTTATTGTTTTTATACAACTCAAAGGTATTTGGTTTGATACCTCTGAACACTCGATAATCGTCTCGACCAACAGAAAAAGTTACTTCAACTTTACAACTCTTTTCATTGATAGAGTTCACCAACTGAGGTTTATTGATCTTACGGAATGCTTTCCCAAACAAAGCAAAACACAGGGCGTCCAACATAGTAGACTTCCCTGCGCCATTAGAACCTACAATCAAAGTTGAAGGCGATTCGGTTAAATTAATTTCTGTCCACTGATCTCCTGTAGAAAGAAAGTTTTTCCAGCGAATAGTTTCAAATGTAATCATTACGGGGGAACAATCAGATCATCTTTTTGGATTACAGAATAACTGTAACCGTATGTGTTGCAGTTGATTGCAACAACGTCTTTATCTACTTCCATGACTTCCAATTCATCTTCGTAATCGTCAGCATCTAACAGCAACCGATATCTTTCAGCATCGTCCCTATCTTCAAAGACAGCAACAGTTTTGATTCTATCTTTGCTGTTAACAGCGTAGATACCTCCAGTTTTAATCTCGGTTAAGACAAACATTATAGTTCTAGTGCTTCTGTATACAAAGACCTCATAACATTTTTTACATTAGATTTATTGACACGGAGGTCTATTTCATCTATGTAGTTGTCAAGAAGAGTCATAGTATCTTCGGTTTCCACAACAGAATCCTTATCAAGTTCAACACTCAAGTCTTCGATAATTTTGAGATCACCCAAAGACATGTCTTGAAGTAGTTTGACATTGTAATCGAAATTGGCATAGTCACCTTTATTCTCAACAATGAGTTTGATATATGCACCTTCTAAATCATCAGGCACATCCATACCATCATTGTAATAGATTTTATGGAACATGTCAAATGGATTACGATAGAAGGTAGTCTTCAACGTCTCAGTATCAAAGACATGAAATCCTCTTTTACATCCATAGTCATTCCAATACAACTGATAAGGATTGCCCAAATAGTTTATATTGCCTTTGGTGGACTTCATATGGTAATGTCCACTGAATACTTTTTTGAATTTTGAAAAGACCGATGCATCCATTCCATTTTGCATCACATGACCAGGGTGAGCCTCAAAACCGTTAAGCTCAAGATGGCCCATGCAGACATCAGCAGCACTGTTTGTAATTTCATCGAATGCTCGATCTCGATTGTCATCACAAATCCAAGGAAGAAGAAGTATATCACAACCGTCAAAGTTAACAGTGGTAGGACTGTCATGGACGATAATGTTTCCGTATTCTCCCAGTAACTCTCTAGGGGCATTGATCCTTAGGGTATTCTTGTAGTAAATATCATGATTACCCGTCAACATGTGCATTTGCACACCCATTTCCTCTAGAGGATTAAACCACATTTCTTTTGCCTCATTCAGAGACATAAAGTTGATGGACCTTCTTTTATCAAAGGTATCACCCAAAGCAATCACGGTCTTGATTTTAGATGCTTTGATAAAAGGGACAACTACTTGGTTGTAAAACTTTTTATATTGATTGATAAAGTGTTGATTGTCGTTACGAACTCCAAAGTGCTGATCTGTGATTAACAGGATTTTCATTTAGCAAAATAATTCAAATTAATGTTGTAACGACCTTTTGCATTTGTGCAGGAAGAAGAATTGTGTGGGGTAGATCCATCAAAGAAAACAATTCTGTTTTGAATGCTTTCTACTTTAGTATCACCAATTCTGGTAAATCCATCACATGTATTAAGAGATAGAATTGCTGCAGTATGGGAGAATTTATAATCTGTATGCACTTGGTGCTCTACAATTTCTGCAGTGTTTCCATAGAAATTTGCTTTTGCTCTAATAAGAACATTCAACCTATCATCATCTTTCAGATACTGAATAAATTGAGGATAGATTTGATTGAATGCATGTGAGGTAGGAACATCATTTTGGTATAACATATGAATGCCATACCAGTTATTCACTTCATCTTCCATTGGTTCTGGATTAACTCTATCTCGAAGATAGAATGGAAACTCTATATTCCAGCAAATAAATTGTTGGAGAGCAGCAAAGATATGTGTGGGCAGATAATCATCAATGACTTCAATGCCTTCTGGATATTCACTCATCGTTTAGAATTTAATTCAACACGGGATTTAATTTGATTATAGTCGGAATTCGCATCTCCGTCAACTGTAAAGACATGATCATAACCAGACTTCTCAAGGATCTTCTCTTTGATATCCATCTGACGTTTCTCTTTTGCAATACGTCTTAAGAATGCATAATATACAATTTGCGTAAAGTATGCAAAAGGATTTTTAGATTTATCAGGATCAAAGTTATCAATGTACTGAATACAGTTTTCAATACCATCACAAACCATATCATCTTTATACATGTAATTGATAAAGTTTGGTCTATACGATAAGTGAGTTGCAATCTTTAAGAAACAACTACCTAAGTAATTTCCAACTCTAGGTTTATTAGGACTAGTCCACTTCTTCAATCTTTCCTTTGCAGCATCTGGATCTAGATCTGAAAACCCAGGAATTTCTTTTTCAGCGGCAGCAAATACTTTTTTCTTATAGACAATGATTGCCTCAAGAAATTCTTGGTTATCTACATAATGCTGTTTTTGTTTTTTAGTTATGGGTTTCATATAGTCTTTGCTTTGTTTCCATTATAACACACTTGACAGAAGTGTCAATTCTCTGTAGAATAACCATGTCAAGGGTTCAGAGTTAATATAGCTTTATTAATGATAATGAGATGGACCTTTAAAGAGTTTTTCTAATTTTTTTCTAGCTTCTCCAATCTTTCCTAGATAACCCATTTCGGGTTCGAGATCGACTTTTGATTCATTCTTTTTTTGATCATCTTCTCCGATGACGAATGCCTGATACATGAATGTAACTTCTTTACTCATAGAAGTAACTGTCAGAATATCTTTTTCGCGGAGGATGAAAAAATCTTCGTCTGAAAATTGCATCCAGTTAGCAAATCCCATTCCTCTGACTGTTCTTCCATCATCAAGTTCTTTGGTAATGATTTGAGTACAAACAGGATCTTGAATGAAAACAAGAGTCTCTCCATTATCTTCAGTAAGAACTGCCTTACCAAGCACTTCTTCCCCATTGACGAGTTTGAAGATACCGTAAAATTCTTCGTCGTGTTTTGCGTAATTAATCATAAGCTTTTACTTTTACATCTATG